TTTGGATGTTGAGAGTTTCCGTGACGTTGACAAGGTTGATGTTAAGCCTTTCATCTTCAGGACGGAGTTTGTTCTGAAATCATGGTCCTTTGAGGACATTGGAGGAGTATTCTAAAAAATAAAAAAAAGGAAGTGAGAAAAACATGAGTGTTGAAACATATGGCGCACATGAGTGCCGCGTCTATTTCGTGCAAGAATCAGTGTATGGGCAGACACCAACGAATCCTGTGATGCTGGGCATGAATGCTGAAGACGTACAGCCGAAGATAGCCCCAAGCCTCATTGAAGTCATGGGTGTAGGCAGCAGAGACCTTCAAAACATAGTCGCAAGCATGAGAAAGGTTGACCTGAAGATTCCGCACGCATTAAGTCCTCTTGCTCCCATCGGTTTCATTCAGCACGTGCAGACATTGAGTAGCCTGAGCGTTCTAGTGGCTTACTACAAGGGCTTATTTGCGAGCCCAACAAACGTCATTGCCTTTATGCATACTGGCTGCAAAATCGACAAGGTAAGCGTCTCATGCAAAGTTGATGATATAGTTAAGGCAGATGTTGAGTTAATCGGTCGAGATGTCTCAAGGTCAACATCATTGCCAACTGGTGCGACCTTCGGAGACTATTCAGGCGGAATCCCGTTCTTTAACACTAAGGTGCAGAAAGGCGCTGCTGGCGGCGGAAGTTATGCCGATCTGACAGACGTCACAGACTGGAAGTTTGAGATCATGAACAATTTGAAGGCTGTCGTTACGATTCAGAGCGGCGGAACAGGGCTTTTGCTGAAGTATCTGCGTGAACGCAACCGAACACTTAGTGGAGAGCTTACGCTCGAGTTTGAGAATGACTGGGCACTGGCTGATCTGTTGGCTGACTCTCAGTTTAGCCTTAACTTCAGCTTGAGTGGTGGAAAGCAAGCTGTGTTCACGTACTGCAAGTGGGAAGAGTTCAACCCAACAGCAAAAATCAAAGATCTCGTAAGCGTTAAGCTGAAGTTTCGCGCTCAAACCGTAGCCATAACATAGGAAGCCGACGAAAATGGAAACAGAAAGTGTTGAAGTTGACGAGCGATTCGGTAAAGAATATGCTGGCAAGTATGTCTTTCGAGAAATAACTCGAATTAAAAGGCTTCGCATAATCAAAAAGTACACGAAATATCATCCGCAAACTGGCGCTGTTATTGACTCAGATGTCGGCGCAATCGATGCAGAGATTATTTGGGCAAGTTTAAAGGACCAACCTGAGAATAAGCCGATTACTCTTGAAAAGCTTTTGACTGAAGATGCTGAAATGGGCGTTCCCATAAGGCTAACTGCGTTATTTACCAAAACAGTCAACAAACTTAACGGGCTGTCACCTGAAGAAATAAAAAACTCTTGAGGGCGATGAGGCGGGAGACTCCGCATCCAGCCTTAACAGAGTTTCGCTTATGCAAAGAGTTCGGGTGGACTATTCAGCAGCTTGATGAACAGCCAGCAAAGAAGGTTGAGCGATTTCTTATCATCCTTGGTGAAATAGATAGGCAGACGCAGGAAGAAATTGATAGGGCTAAAAGAGAGTCTGGGCGTCGTTAGAGAATGAGTATCCAGTTTCGTGTTGAGCTTAGTGGCGTTGAAGATTTTGCTGCTAAAATGCGTACGTTAAATGAAGCCATGCAGAACTGTGTCCAAGACGCTTTGAATCAGACAGCTCAGCAGGTTGTGAGTCGTGCTCGGGAGTTGGCGCCGGTGCGGACTGGTCGCTTGATGGCGGGGATTTACGCTCAGATCATTTACAAGTGGGTCGTGAAAGTCGGGTGTATGGTGCCTTACGCTTTGTTTCAGGAGTTTGGCACAAGATACATTAGTCCACGTTATTTCTTAACGCGGGCTTTGGCGGAGAATGCGAGTAACTTTATGTTTATTGTGTCTGCGGCTTTGGAGCGTGCTGCAGAGGAGGCGGGTGCAGAATGAGTACAATGGGTGAGATAGCGGTTACGATTCGTGCTGTGAATGAGGCTACGCCAGAGTTTGAAGCCGTCGCAAGTGATGCGGCACGTATGGCTTCAGACGTTGGCGCTCAGGCCGTAATTATTCATACGGAAAATTTGGCAAGCCCAGAGATCAACCGGGTTGCTGAAGACGCTGCAAGAGTTAAGGCAGAGGTTGAAGGTTCGCCAGTAACGATTGCCTTTGCGCCTGTTGAAGTTCCAACAATCCCTGCAGTCGAGATCCCGCCTATTCAGACAAGTTTTGCGCCTGTTGAAGTGCCTACGATTCCGCCAATAGAAAGTCCAACGGTAACAGTAAACTTTGCACCTATTGATGTTCCCGTTTTGCCATCGCTTGATACTTCACCCATTGAAGACAGCTTAAACCGAGTGACTGCTGCCGCAATAAGTATGTCTTCGACGGTTTCAGCACAGTCAATAACGATTCAAGCGCAAGACTTGGCGTCACCTGAAATTAGTAAGGTCGCTGATACTGCTGCAAGCGTTAAGGCAAGTATTGAAGCCGCTCCGATAACGATTTCTTTTGCGCCGATTGAAGTCCCACCATTGCCACCGCTCGATACTACGCCTATCCAAGCAAGCCTTAACGAAGTCGGAGTTGCTGCAACAGGGATGGGTGTGGATGTTGAAGCTGCGTCGACGAGTTTTGATGATATGTCTGCGCATGCTGAAGCGACTATGGTAAGCTTGCGCACTGTTGCCGGTGGCATACGAAGCACTGCTATGATGGGCACGGAGCTAACAACGCTTGCTGCTGATTTCGGTCTTGTCGACAAGGAGACAAGTAAGTACCTGCGTACGATTATGTTGATGATCATGATTGTTTCGACTGCTGCTCGAATGTACAACTTTCTCACGGTTATGACAACTGGGCAAACTGCTGCCGTGGCAATTGAAACTACTACCGAAACAGGAGCTACCGCAGCCGAGACTTCTCATTCAATTGCTCATGGAATTTACGCTGCTGCTTGCAACATCGCAACGATGGCTGAAAACGCCTTAAACATATCTCACGCGACTTTTCTGGCTTTGACAGGTGTTGGGATCGGTGTGATTATTGCGGCTGCGGCTGCCGTCTCGATTTTTGCTTCTCAAATGAACTCCGCAACCGCAAGCGTCAAAGGGTACAATACGGCTGCCTCGGAGACTCCTGCGAAAATGGCGGGCATAACCAGAGCCGGTGAGCAAGCTATGTATCGTAGAGGTGTTGAGTAAGAATGAGCGTTGCAATTCCTAAATGTGCAATTGCCTTTGGTTCTGTGGCTCCGCCTCAAGGCGATGTAATCGATTTAAGGGTTCATCTTGGTTGCACGAAAGAAGTAAGTAGCTTTGAGGTTTTGCTTCAGAACTGGGATAAAAAGTATAGTCCAGGCGGGACTTCGCCGATTAATGTGGGCATGGATGGAAGCATAAGCATCGGAAGAGGCACGAATGTTCCGCAGATTATAACTTGCCGTGTTGAAAGCGTCAAATGCGAATCCACGCCTACCGAGAATTATATTCGTGTTAGCGGACGATGCTGGGGAGAACGTCTCTTCCGCAGAGTCGTAACCAAAACTTATGACAACAAAAAGGGCGAAGAAATTGTTAAGGACCTGCTTGATTACTATGTTGGCTTAAGCCATGTCCGAGATTCAACAGAACTTGTGGAAAACACGGATACCACTTACACTCACTTGCAATATGAAAACACACCTGTCTGGGACATAATCAAATATATTGCTGAATCATCTGATCTTGCTGGCGTTATAGGCTATGATTTTCGTGTGGCTCCTGATGGCAAGTTTGAGTTTTTCTCAAAGAATAGCAAGACATCACCAGTAAGCCTAAGCGAGAAGATTGAGGTTAGCGAATACCGCAAAGACATTCTGCGAATAAGAAATAGAATCAGAGTTTATGGTTGTCAAGGGAAAAATTTTCCAGCAAACTTGGACCTTTGGAGTGAATCATTGGATGGCTGGATAACGGTTTCAGGAAGCATCGAGTTAGATACGAGAGCAAGGGAAGGAACTTACGCTCTTCGACTTAACGCTCCTGCCAATGTAGTGGGAAACATTTATCGCACATTCGACGCTCTATGTAAGCCTCAAACTTTTGTTGTGTGGGCTTGGATGCCTGGAAATTTGGGCGGTGGCTATGGCTATGTCAGATTGTTCGCACCTGATAGTGCAAATTATTTCCAAGCGAACATATCATCACTTCTTGAAAGCAAGTGTATTCTACAATGGGGTCTTATTTCATTAGGTTTAGGATTCAGCAACATGTATAATGCTAACAATAATCCAAGTGGAGTTTGGACAATAGGAGCGGGAAATCCCCAATGGAGCCAAATAAGTGGTCTACAACTCATAATAAGCGCCCTTGACGTTTCAACATATATTCTATATGATGGCGACTTCGGTTTTCTAAACTGCGCTTTTACTGCAACATCTGAAGATGTTGGAAGCCAAAATGCCTATGGCTTACGTGAACTCACGGAGACTGATGAGGAGCTTGCAAGCGACAATGAATGTAATTTGCGTGCTAACGCTTTGCTTGATTACTTAAAAAACCCAGCAGAATCTCTCACCTTAACCAGCACGGTTATAGACTATGGCACCACACCCCCTCTCGCCGCAGATAAGATTCATGTCACATTGCCAAATGAGAATGTGGATTCTGACTTCCGCATCGAA